TGGATGTTTATTGCATCAGAGATTGCGTTGGAATCTGTTAAGTCAATATCTTCAAGTGTAGACTCTAAACTACCATAATAATTAACCTGTAACTGTTCTTGTACATATTTAAAGTTAGCTTGTTGATGGGTATTGCTAAGTTGATTAGCATGACTCTCTAGAATACGTCTTAGTTCACCTTTAGAACCTACGCCTTCTAATACATCCTGCCTAGACTCCATAGCCTGAGTAACCATACCTGTGTACCAGTTACTAAAAGCTTTTGGAGATAGCTTCTTATAGGACTCAAAGTTTTCTATAAAATTAGTCTGAATCTCATTCCTAATTTCTTTAGCCGCAGAGCGTCCTAATGCTTCATTATAGGCAAGTTTTACAGTTGGGTCAGAACGAACGTCCAATAAACCTTTTTCTCGTGCCTCAGCGTAATTAATGAGACCATTACTTTGGAAATCAAATTCCATAGCTTTCTGAGCATCTAACTTAGCCTTTAGCTGTAGTTCTTTACGAGTAAAGTTAGTTACTTCAGGTGTTAACTGATTTAAAAATGTAGACAGTGAATTACGTTTAATATCTTGGTAGTCAGGTGCAACGGGGGCTGCAAATGTATCTACAGGTGTAATATTTGGTGTAATTCCTGAGCTTAGATTTAAATCTTCAACATTTAATCTTTTCTTCGCCATTATGTACTACTCCAGAAATCAAATGTAGGCATCTCAAATGTAGGCAAACTGAAATTAGAAATATCAGATGTGAAACTACTCATGTTCTCACCGAATGATGCAGTGCCATTACCAAAGCCACCATTAGCAGAACCATAAGCCATAGCTGCATTTGCTGCTGTCTTAACAATAGCTGCACCCAAGCTTGGTTTAGCCTTACGACCAGAGTCTGCTTGCATGATACGACCTTGTAACTTCGAGTAGAGACCTTCACGCTTGAACGCAAAAGCTGTACTGATGTCATCAATGGTTCGGTTTACATTTGTTTCATATTTGAGAAGTTCGTTCTCTTTATTAATAACATTCAAATCAATGGAGCGACCTTCGGCACCTGTCTCAGCATTGAGTACTTTCTGTTTCTCAATAGCCTTCTGAGCTAGGAGCTTGTCACTCATCTTCTTATCAGCAATAGCGTCTTGCTCTTGTCCCTCACGGGCATTCAACATACGGGCTTCGTTGTCACGACCCATAATAGCTGCTTCAATCTGAGCGTCTGCAACCTTGTTGCTATGTTTAGCAATTGCAGAATTTGTTTGATATTCTGAGATTCCTGAAACGATAGCTAATGCGGCGGGTATTATTGGGTTACACATTCATCTATCCTCACAAATTGGAAAAACGGCTTCTCGCCGTGTCCGTGTTTTTCTACGCGCTTGATGAACGTAAAACCTAAAAACTTGAGCCATTCGATTGCTCTCTGGTTGCGTACATCAACATAATTCATCAATAACGGGTATTTCTTGTTCTGTTCTTCCACCCATTTCTTGGACTGTTTTAAAAACGTCATAGAAATTTCAGGAATGCGGTCAGTACCCATTAACCAAGGGCATCCCGTTCCCTTGTGTGGGCTTGAGACACCAAAGATTCCTCCAACAGTACCGTCTGGCATGATGATTGAATTGCATTCAACAGAAACAGCAAAAGACCAAGACAGAGCCGAGTAATTGCTCATACCTAAAGAGGCATATAACTCGTCCTGGTCTTCCTTGCTTAAATGTTCTGCCACATACTTCACATCATCCAACTCTGTTGGTCTATAGTGTGCTTTCATTTATACTCTTTGTGACCTTATATTGTAGAAGCCTTCCCACTCTGCTGATTGAAATGCACAAGGCAGATGTGAGGAACTCTTAAGTTCTACTTCTAAGTTTTGACTATTTGCCATTACGTTAATTCTAAATGTACCATCCGTAATAGCGGGTTGGTTTAGTATGTTAGTAATCGAGCCTACCAACCGCCCAGTAAACTGGGTGAGGTACTTGTTACGATTAGCAGTGTTGACTGAACCATTTGGTCTAACTTCTGCTTCAAAGAAGCCTGTATCGTTGTAAACAACGTTCAAGTTTCTAATCTGCAAACGACCAAGGTTAATGGTATCTTCACCTGCCCTAACAACTTGTTCTGAGAAGACATAACGGAAGGCGTAAGGTATTCCTCCAAAGACACGATTACCTGCATCTAATTCGGATTGAATTTTACTGGTAGGAATTAATAATCCCTTATCCGTTACATAAGTTTCATTAGTATCACCCCAGAAGATTGGTTGTGTAAAACCAGAGCCAGGGTCAGTAATCTCTTCCCTGCGGTCTAGTAGTATTTGCCAACCACCTAAAGTGATGTCTACAGTTTCATCTGTAGATAATGTCATTCTTTCTAAGCAAATCTTACCATTTGGGTACTTAATAAGCATATTAATATCTGACTTATCAAAAGCGATGCTCAGTACATCGCCCCCAAATGTCCATTTACTCCAACTAGCTTGTAATTTCTCCTTACCTTGCCAGTAGTATCTGTAAACGTAGACTGAGGTAGGGTCATCATCAGTGATGGCTAGAATAGTATCTTCGTTAGAACTTGCTTCTAGCTTCGTAATTTCTCCCTCAATGTATTTAGGAATATGAGCAGTAATATCCGCAGCATCATTTGTTTCAGTATCTACGTCCACAAAGTACTCGCGTAAACCTGCCCACTTACCCCTCTTAACAGGGAAGAAGACATAACGACCTGCACCTACAGGTTTTGCTTTTAGTGATGCCTCAAACTGTGTTGATACATCAATCGTTACGGTATCTGGAGAAAGATAATCCGCAGCGTTTAGTTTAAATTGAGTTTGGTCTGAGAACAGCAACAATGACTCATTGAATGGTACAGCGTGTTTTAGGATTGATACTTGGTTATTAGAAACCGCTACATCAATCGGGTCACTGTCCAACGTTGTAAGAACTGTCTTACGGAAGAGATTGTACTCATCAAAAGCACCTGACTCCGATAGAATAATATTCTCATCATATAAGAAACCTAAGCGGTTCCTGTGGAAGAATATATCATTCAATGTAAGACCATCTTCAGCAAACACTGGGAATGGGTTAGTTTCATCATCACCACATTCACGTTCTGCCCAAGTGATTGGTTCAAACACGTAGGTAGTTGCACCTGTACGCCTCAATTGGTGAGGCATGGTTGTGTCGTCAAACTTGTATTTAATTCCAGGTTTAACTGTTTCTTTCCATACACCCTGTCCGACAGTACCAGTAGTTAATTGTACATAGTAATCGTCCTGACCCTTGGCATTATCTCCAGTAATACGAATGATAAAGCCATTAGCTCCGTCTGGTGGTAACTTCTTAAAGTCTAGCGTTTCGTCTTTGAATGCTAGTAAGTTGTTATTACCACGAGAGTCTTCTGCAACGACCTCAAACTCAGTAGTAGAGTAAAGGTGAATAACGTTGTTATAACGTGTTTTATTAACACCAGAAGGTAAACTAATATTCATCAACTGATTTGCAATATTATCAGTTTTGATACTAGCTTCAGCAGCTTGTGTGTCAGCAGTAGCTGTGTTGGTAGAATAACCTGTAGTATATGTCTGTGAAGAATATGAACCACCTGGGCGGCGCACCTTCAACGTATAATCTGTTCTATAATCTCCCTGCTTAACATAAACGAGAGCCTCGTAAGTACGATTAGCGGCTTGCAGTGGAGTAGTAGCAGAGTTAATTGCTACAGCTTTCTTCTTATTTAGTATATATGTAACATCTGCTACGGTTACGGCTGATAAATCTTCAGCAGGGTTGGTAGCAGCGTTTAAATAGGTTGTAGAACCAGTAACTGTTAAAGCGTTACCGTCTTTATCTATTAGTTTTAAATTTGCAGTACCTGAGTTGTTCGTGACAACTAAAGTATTTAGGGTATCAGCATCTCTACGTGAAGTATGTATAAACGCAGAAGCAACGTTAAGACCACTAAGGCTAGTAAGCTCTGCAATATGTTTAGTACAAGGTCGTTTAACTAGACCCGCAACAACACTAGATAAAGCATTTTCTTGTAATTCTGCCTGAGTCCTTAGACGTAATGATGGTGGCTGTTGAGATACCCCGTTAATCATGTTTGGAATAGACCCATTAATTAAAGGCATCAGTACACTCTCTTAGTTCCTATACGGTCAAACACTCTAAAAACGTCATAGTTATTAGCGATGTTGTAATCCGCAGTTTCGTTCTCAAAATCTCTTAATTGCATAAGAGCTTCCATTTCATCATTCTGATTGAATGTATGTAAATCTCCAGAGCCAACAACTTGGTCTTGAAGGATACGGGCAGCCTTAACAGCAATGTAGCGTCTTGCTACAGCGGGGATGTCCGCAAAATCTAATTCATAAACAACATCTAATTTAATTGCTTTACCGATGTTGAAAGTATGGTTTGTTAAATCGTACATTTTACCACCACGCTGAGTTAAATCGAACTCAGTGTTGTGTTCTACCATCGCATCTGCGCGGATGGTGTTTGCAGCAAGAACAATCTCGCCACTATTAGTTGGGTCAATCTGAACATCTTTTTCACGATTGAAGTGCCAACCCTCTGCTTGAACAGAGCGGTTAATTTGATTCAGAATAGTCTCAGCAGTCTCCGCCTCAACCAATCCAGAAGAAAGTCGGTTTACAGGAGCCTCACCAATTGCTGAGAGCATAATATTGACAGCTTCTAGCTTGGTATTTGGAGTCATAATTATTTCCTAAAAAAAAGGAGACCCCCGAAGGAGTCCCCTATAATTACTGATTAAACAGCGTTTAGTGAAATTGCACACGCAGGACGTAGGATGTTATGACCCATAGCATACTTAGCAACCATCAATGTACCTTGACGGTCGATTTGATACTCGGATTCAACACCTAAATCCATAAGCTTAACTGTAGCAGCGGCATCAGCAGTAAAGATGAGACCACGTACTTTAGAGAAGTTAGACTTATATGCACCCGCACGTGAAGTTGGGTCAGGAGTTACACCAGTTGTAGATTCATCAGTCTGTGGAATGTGGTTAGACATATAGATGCTAACACCACCAACTTGAGGAACAACACCTGCTGATACTGAACCAGAACCACCAATGTCTTTGTTCAACCAAGTAGCTGAAGTAACGTCAGTAGCATTAAGAAGAGCGTAGTACTGAGCAGGTGGTAATACACATACCTTGTCGCCAGTTACGTCTTTCTTATCAAACTCTTCAAGAGCGTCATAAATTGCTGCAACAATCTTTGCACCATTTGTAGCGTCTGCTGTTACTGTACCGATTGTAATGTTTGAAGTATAGATTTCATCATTAAATGCAGTACCGAAAGCTGCTGCTGCTTTAGTTGCGTTATCAATTGCCGCTGATTTAGCAAGAATACGAGCAACGTTCTTATCCGCTGTGTTAGCAAGAGCATAACCTGCTTCTTTAGCGTAGATTGAACGAACATCGTAGTGGTTCATTGCTTCATCAATGTTTGCGATGAACTGGCTAGAGATTAGCAAGTCATCTACAGTTACAACACGCTCACCATGCTTAACAGCATCTGCTTCAATTAATGAACCAGGAGTGTGGTATTTTGCAACCGCAGCACCAGTTAATGGGAATTGTGCAGATTTACCGTTCTGAATAGTACGAGTACGGTGTAGAGGCATAAATACGTTACGCTCTTCAAAAGCTGTAAGTACTTCGCCTGCGTATAGTTTCAAAAACAGGGAACGAGCGTCACCTGTTGCGTTTTGTTGCCCTAAACGGGAAACTGTTTGGTCTGTTGGAAAAGCCATAATTAATTACCTTTTAGTAAAGTTAAGTTGAGTTAAATTCTACTCAGCATATCCTCACATCCTTTTCTCTAAGATTGTCCTCCGCAGAGGGTCAAAGGTAATCATTCAGTTTGTTATTGCTTCGTAATTTTCTAAGTTAAGGGAGCCGAAGCTCCCCTAAAAGTAGACACTTAGAACACTTTGGAACGAGATAGCTTGTCAGCTACCGATTTCCGATATGCGGGGTCGTTGTTGTATCTGGGGTCACGCATGGCAGCAGTTAGTTCTGCTACGCTTTGGAACGCCCCGCTTGAAGATGAGGCATTATCACCTTGTACAAGTTGTGGTTCATTGCCCACTTCAGAACGATACCTTGCGACCAATCCACTAACAGCAAATTGTGCTAGAGATAAATCACCAGACTCCACATTAGCGTTATACGCATCAATCTCTGACTCAGAAAGATTTTCAGAAGCCCACTGGACTAAACCAGAATATTGCTCCTGTCCTCCTGCCATATCATAGATTTGATTTGTAGTTTTTGATGCAAGTGCTTCTTGACCTGCAATCCAACTGTCTACGAGTTCTCGGTTAAAACCTTTCTCTTCTAATGCGTTATAAGCATCAGAGGAAAGTTCACCAGTTTCAGCATATTCATCTTGGAATACGTTAAAATCCAAACCTACATTATCTAAA